ATTGATGGCCTTGCCTTTGGCTTATGCCACAGCGGTTGAGATTTACAACTATGCGCTAACCGTTAGCCCAAATCAAAGGGTGAATACAGCTGTGATTGTGAATAGGGGCTCCAAGCCTTTTGCCACTGCCGATGCCTTTGAGGGTATTGTTGCCGCACGTGACATCGCAGCTACACGCTACGGCGAAGAGCTTGGAGCGATGTTGCAAAACATGCGCTTGCCCGATGACACACATTGCTGGGATTGCAAGCGAAACATTAAGTATGTGACAGCCCTGCCATAAGATGCCGACACCTGCCGAAATCCAAAAGAATCTCGATAGTTTATATGAAGGCTGGCTCTCCAAGTTCACGCCTTTATATGGACCAGTGCGAGAATTGAAGCGTATTATGTTCAAGCGGATATTCGGAACAGGCTCAAGCGGTGGAAGCAATACGGCAGGCGAGAAATTGCCCACAAAGCCATACAGTACAAAGCCGATTTATGTCAGCCCAAGAGCGTTGGCATCGGCACCAAGCAAGTACAAAGTAGGCAAACGAGGTGAGCCAATTGAGTCGCTTTACTTTCCTGGTGGATATGCAGAATTGAAAAAAGGCACATCTCGCAAGTTGCCTTTGGAGTTAACCGGAAGATTGAAAGGTGGATTCCTATCCTCAGAAGTAATTACTGAAGGACTCGATGCAGCCATCACTGTGCCAGCATCAGAGCTCGGCAAGATCGAAGGACTTGAAGCCAAGTATGGCATCATCTTTCTGCCGACAGAACAAGAGCAAGAAGAAATGCTGCAAGATCATGCAGAGGAACTTGTACAACAGATCATAAACGCAATGAGCAAATGAATATACTTTCTACCATACTGGACAGGCTAAACCAACGCATTGAGGTCGGCAATATCTTCGATAAGATTTACGGCCTCAGCGAGCTTGTAGGCGAGGGCAATGATAAAGCGTGGGCTTTCTACATCGGCAACGGCCAAGCGATTCCTGTGACCGATTATGATGCAAAGCAGGGCACGCTCTTCTGGGCCAAGCGTGGGAAGATCAATGTGACCAAGAATGAAAGCCTGAGGCTTGCCGGTTGCCGTTCAATCTATGAGACACGCTTCAGCTTGACAGCCTATGCAATGGTGCGCAAATCTCACTTGCCTTGCGACTCTGCCGATGCTCAGGATTGGGTGGCATCGAGAGTGCTGAGGTTGATCAGTGGAACGGATCCGCAATTCAAGACTGCCATCGGTGCAATCGCTTACGAGGTAGTGCCAAGCGGCTATCAGAATGAGATTAAGTACTTACCAGTAAATTATGAGTGGGCTGCTGTTGCCATTGAAGTGGATGTGAATGTCAGCACCTCAAGCGAGGACGGCTGCTATGACACTTGTCAAACTGGTGACATCCCTCTTCCTGACTTCGAGCCATGCGAGCCATGCCTCACATCTGTCGCTGTCGACGGCGTTACCATAACAGGCAACGGAACACCAGCCGACCCGTTAGTAGCTGTTGGCGGTGGCGGTGGTGGTTCTTTGGTCATTAGGGATGAAGGCAATTTAATAACAGCCAGCGCAACGACATTAAACTTCAGAGGCGGCGGCGTTGATGCCGTGCTTTTCTCGCCGGGCGTGGTGAATGTGAACGTGCAAGAAACCACATTGAATGAAGGTGTTGGCATTGATGTAACTGGTACGCACCCGAATTTTACCATTACGAACACACTGCCCGACCAAGTTGTAAGCTTGGCAGATGGCACTGGCATTGATATAACTGGAACATATCCAAACTTCACAATTGCAAATACAGCCCCCGACCAAATCGTAAGCCTTACAGCAGGCACGGGAATAAACACAAGCGGAACATACCCAAACTTTACAATTGATAACACCGCCCCTGACCAAATCGTAAGTCTTACGGCAGGCACAGGCATCTCGGTAAGCGGCACTTATCCGAGCTTCACCATTGACAATACGCAAGACTTAAGCGGCTACGTGCCATACACAGGCGCAACGGCGGATGTAGATTTAGGCATTCATAAGCTTTCAGCCGATGCTGTTGAGTTCAGCCTTACGCCTACCAATTCACCGGGCAGCGGACAAATTGCATACGTGGGTAACACAGGGGCGTTGGCTTATAACATGAACGGCAGCAACGTAACGAGCCAAATCGGTCAAACCATGCACGCATTGGTGAATAATGCCGACAGCGTTACGATTAACAAAGGTCAGGCGGTGTACCTATTCGGAGCATCAGGCAACAAGGCTTCGGTTAAGTTAGCGAATAACACGGGCGATGCTACCAGCGCAAAGACTTTCGGGCTTGCAGCCGAAGATATTACAAGCGGTCAAAACGGATTCATCTGCGTGCAAGGCGTACTCGATGGATTGAATACGGGGGCGTATAACGCAGGCGATACGTTGTATCTTGGTGCTACGGCAGGCAGCTTGACAGCGACAAAACCTTATGCGCCAAATCACTTGGTGTATATTGGAGTAGTCGAAAAGGCGAACAATGGCAACGGTCAAATCTATATACGTGTGCAAAACGGCTATGAGCTTGACGAGATTCACGATGTTGATTTAATCACTACACCTCCCGTAAATAAAGACATACTAACCTATGTAACTGGCAGCCCGAACCTTTGGAAGAACCAAAGCCTTAGCAGTATCTTAGGCGGCACGACCTCTCAATATGTTCGAGGCGATGGTAGCCTTGCAACCTTTCCGACAGTGCCTACAATATTCAAGAGTACAACAGATAGCGCAGGATTAACAGGCACGACAAACCAAATCGCAATGAGCCAACTTATAACTGGTAATACCTTTACGGTTGGCGATATTATAAAAGTGCAATTTAGGGCGCGTAAAACAGGCACTACAAACGCAGTCAGTTTAAGGCTATACGTGAACACTACCAATAGCCTAACTGGTGCGACTGCATTAGCTTTATATACTGTCAATAATTTCGGGCAATTCGAGAGGCGTTTAATAGTCAAATCGGCTACAAATACCGAAACATTTATAACAACAGTTTCTGTTGCATCTGATAATGCGACCGTAATAAACGCTGCAAGCACTACCAATATTGACTGGACGGTTAACCAGTATTTGATATTCGCAATTCAGCAAACCACAGCAGGCGATACCACGACAGGCTCAATGTACCTAATTGAAAAGCTATGACAAACGTAAACATCACAAACACATCTATTCAGTTTTATTCGACCGTTGCCAGCGGTGAAATCAATGCGCAATTAATCGAGCCAAATTGGGAGCTTGTAGATAGCCAAAGCCTACACATTATAAGTGAGGCGGGCGTGTATTGCTTTGCGACCACAAGCACAACGTTCAATGAGCAACAATTTGATAATTCAGAAGATGCGTTAACGTATCTAAATTCTTTGTAAATTTACACAACCAAAAGCACTTACTATGGCAGGCGTTAAAGTAACCGATTTAAATACATTAGGCACGGCAGACCCAGCCGATATATTCTACATTGTTGATACGAGTACCAACGAATCGAAGCAAATCGAGGTGCAGAATATCTATGACGGCTTGCCACAGTTTGCAAGTGGTACATTCACGCCAGTTCCATCGGGCGAAAACGATTGTAGTGTTACTGTCATCGGCGATTGCATTTACAGCCGAGTAAATAATGTAGTAACAATATCGTACTATTTAAGCGTGCAAATGGATTTAGGCATAAATACTGGGTCGTTCAATATGTCAATGCCTGTTACATCAGATTTCGCAAATGCACGAGAAGCATTTGGCGTGCTTACGCCAATAACTTACGCATTGAGCGAATTGGACTATTATGTTATTTCTGCCGATACTACATTTAACCAAATCACATTTGAAGTCGATATAGTAACGGCAGGCAATTCAATTGACTTCGTGGCAAACATTCAATACTTAGTGGTTTAAATGCGCAGCACCTCGATTCTCGGTCTAAATCTGATTAAGAAGTACGAGGGATTGCGCTTGAGTTCATACCTCTGTCCAGCTGGAGTGCCGACCATTGGCTACGGCTCGACACGCTATCCGAATGGCAAGAAGGTAATACTTGGCGAAAAGTTGGCATCAGAAAAGGAAGCAACGCAATTGCTACTTGCCACCCTTGAGCCTTTCGAGCAGGCTGTCAATAAGCACCTACCAAACATCAATCAATGCCAGTTTGATGCGCTTGTGAGCTTTGCCTACAATGTAGGTACTGGTGCTTTGATTAAATCCACATTGCTAAAGAAAGCAAAGGTCAACAATGCTGACCCAAGCATCCTCGATGAGTTCCTAAAATGGAACAAGGCAGGTGGCAAAGTGCTTGCAGGGTTAAGCACTCGCAGGCGTGAAGAGGCGAATCTCTATTTCTCACTTTGTAATTTTTAGGGCGCAATTCCCCAAACGTAGCGCAGCGGTTTGCGTAATTTAAACCATGCGAAAACGTGCTACCAAACCAAGGCGAATCATTGACATCATTGTAAAGCATTGGCGTAGCACAATTGGCAGCCTTATGATTTTAATAAGCATCTTTTTACTCATATTCAAAGTAATTTCAACCGAAACACTTGCAGCGATTGTAACAGCCCTAATCGCTGCCGGGTACATTCCAAAAGCCAAAGACGATGCAGCAAGTTCGTAGAGATACCGTAAAGATTGCACGCCATAACAAGCTGAATATCGACACTATGAGCTATAAGGCTGCGAATGCAGATACAACCTTTGTGCAAGCCAACAAAGAAAGCTATGAGGCTGTAATGAGTGGTGCTTATGTTCATCCAAAGCCTGCCAAAGTTTTGACGGCATTTGATACAATTGTGCCATGTGATGTATCTTTGTATCCAGCGGCAACGTACTACACCCTCAAAAGTCAGCCGGTAAGAAATAGCCAAGAAATGGAAATGCCTATGAATTATGATGTACTCTTTAATGGTGTGGTGTTGAGCTTTACGCTTTGGATGTCGGCAAAGTACCTAATGAACTGCGGTGCGGCTTGGTCCAATTTAATCCAAGACTTACGCAACGAATTGTCGTAAAAGTTCAATAAAGCCTTATCTTTGCGATATGGCAAGCCTGCACATCCTTGAGTCCTCAATCGACCTCTTCTATGTGATTACTGACCAGGATGGGCAGATAGTAACTTCAAACGATTTATTTCGCGAGTATTCGAGCCACATAAAGCCTCGAAATATATTGGACATTGCAGCGCAAGATTCCGATCGTGACGAGCTTGTGAATGCCATCGAGAAGAGCCGGAAGAAATCGCCGGAGCCGATCAGAGTTTATGCCAGGACAAAGCAGAAGATGGCTTCCGAGCGTTACAATATGTGGAACATTTACCACATCATGAACTTCTATCAGCTCGCATGAACATGAACGGCAGAAGATCCTTCTGGAAGAGTTTCGATTCATGTTAAGCCATGAGCTGCGTCAGCCATTGACATCGATTGGCGGATTGGTGCGTATGCTGATGGAGCACTCAGAGGCTACGACACAAGAGAAGGATGGAATCATGGACATGATTGCAAACAGCGTTGACAAGCTCGATGATGTCATTAGATTGCTGATTAAGAAAGCGACAAGACAAATTTAGTTATCTTTATACCCATGAAGAATGCAGAGCAATACTTGCCGAACACCGATGAAGAATGCGATGAGAGGCTGGTGAAGGTGCTCGCAGTTTACATCTTGGAAAGAGCCATGCCGGTAAAGGTAGCAAGTGAAATCTTAATCGCTAACTTGCGCAATAAAGAGATGTACATGATACGGTTCAATGAAGTGATGCAATTCGTAAGTAATGGAGCGATTTAACCTGGTAACACTTGGGCTGATCCTGATGCTGCTGCTTATGCTGATCAGGACATGCAACACCTTGCATAAGACCGAGCAAGAGCTTGAGCAAATAGATTCGGCCAATGATGAATTCACCATCCGCATTGCACAGGATTCTATGAAGCTGATCAGCCAGGCACAGACTATCGTGAGCAGCGATCGCAAGTACAAGGACCTTGAGAAGATCAATAAGGACCTGGAGATTAAAGCAAGCCAAGCCGTGCAATACAGGACCAAGACAGTTGTCAAAACTGAATTCCAACTTGGTGAGACGGTATATATCGACAGCTTTCCGCATTTGAGATTGCCGAGGTCCTTCGGCCGCGAAGGTAAATGGCTGTCCATAGGTGGCACGATTAACCGCTTGGGAAGGCTCCAGATTGATTCAATTGTAATTCCGGTATCTTATACCGTTGCAATCGGAGATACGCTGCGTAAAGGCTTCTTATCGAGAAAGCGTGACAAGGTGGTGCGGATTGGCATCGACAATCCTTATGTTGAGGTGACTGGCATGAATAATATCGTTGTGCGCCAGGACAAAAAGTGGTGGCAGACCGATGCTGCGAAGATCGGCCTCGGAGCTGTGCTCGGCTTCGCTATTTGTCGCGCAAAATAATTGCGTTGATTTTCAGCACTTTGCGATTTATTGCGCTGGTGGTTTATTGTTTTAT